GGGCCGCTCACACCCGCAGGCGAAAGCTCAGGGAGGACCCGTCAACGCTGAGCAACCCGGATCGCGATTGAGCGCTCGTCGATGCGCCCTCCCGCCGTTGTGACGCGGCACGTCACCGTGTACTCGGTGCCGGCCTCGCCGCCGGACAGCCAGATGGTGGCCGTCGTGGTGGTGTTGGTGGCCGCGGTCTGCACGATCCCGGTTGGCACCGTCCAAATCACCGAGGCGATGGTGTCGGTGGTCAGCCACGCGGACCAGTTGATCGGGTAATCAAGCGTTGCTTGCGGGTCTTTAATCGCTGTTCCAATCGTCGCCATTTGATTTCCTCAAGCTGCGACGGCGAGTGAACGATCCTCCGCTGTCACCGTGAACTGTCTTTGCTCAAACGGGACCGACCACAATCGGGTGTCCTCAACAACAAACGATTGCGCTTCAGCCGAGACAATGAACGTCCGGTCTTCCAGCGGGACCGAGAACGTCCGCATCGCCGGTGCAGCCGCAGCCGTGACCACCGTAAGCGTCACGCTGCCCGTTACGGCCACCGCTGCCTGTGCAGCCAGCGGGATCCCCGTTGCCAGTGCAGCCGCACCAGTGACCAACACGCCGTTCGACGCCACCAGGCGGATGCCTGCGGTGATCGCTGCGGTCTGTGTGGTCGCTGTTGATGCTGTGGCCGAAAGAGGGATGGCCGTAGTCAGGCTGGCCGATGCTGTCGTGCTGACGCTGACGGATGCCGCCAGGCGCACCGCCGTAGTCAGAGATGCTGCCTGAGTGACTGCCACCTGAGCCGATGCGTTCAGCGCGCTGTTGGCGCCTACCGACAGGTCTGCCGCCTGGCTTACCGTGACCGCCACGCTCGAAACCAGCGCAACGCCTGTACTGATCGCAGCCGTGGCCGTGACAGCAGCTGCAGCCGTGGCTGTTAACGGTATCTGAGTCGTCAGGCCTGCAGTGGTCGTAGCTGCGGCCGATGCCGTGGCTGCCAGCTTGATTGCGCTGGTGAGTGCTACCGAGGCCGTGACGGCTACCGCAACCGAGGCGGCCAGTGCTGCTGCCCCACCAGTGGTCGTGAGATCTGCTGCCGCCGTGATAGCCGCTGTCACCGATGCGGTGAGCGGGATGGCCGTCGTCAGGCTGGCTGATGCCGTCACCCCGCCCGTGGCAGATGCAGCCAGACGGATGGCCGACGTGAGCCCAGCGGCCTGCGTGACTGATGCGCTCAGGCTTGATGCCAGGCGAACAGCCGTCGTGATCGCCGCGCTCGATGTCGCCGATGCCGCTACGCTCGATGCAAGCGGGATCTGCGTCGAGAGTGCGGCGGCCTGAGTGACCGTCGCGCTCACCGATGCGGCAAGCGGGATCTGTGTCGTCAGTGACGCCGAACTGGTGACGGTGACCGATGCGGCCGCGTCGAGTGCGGCACTCGATGCCGCTGCGCTTTTGAAAAGCAGCAGCAGTGACACGGATTAGCGCCTGCGATATCCGGGGAAAGGATTTGTGTTCATGGCACCTGTTGCAACCGGCGGCCTTTCAAGCGAAAACGTGCAACCTTGGTTTGTGGCAGTTCCGCCCTCTGGCGAGTACGTTGTGCTGTTGCTCCAGACAGTTGAGCGCGGCGTGATCGGCTGTTCCATATCGAAATAATGAATTCCCCAAGTAATTGAGCCGCCTCCAAACTTTAGGTCATTTCCAACAGCCGGAAACGGGTTCCCTCGCCATGCTGGTATCACATACTCGCGCAGCACAAAGTCTTCTTCTGCTTGACTGAACGTGGTGTAGCTTGTGACTCCCAGAGGGTTTGGGAGGTCGGAGACCGGCACCTGATAGGTGCTCGCTGATCCAATTTGTCCTTGGAAGGCGTTTGTCGTACTTGTTCCAGCGTTGCCTAAATAAAACGTGCCGCTAGCTGAACCATTGGCACCAACGGGAGGAGTGGTGTTCGTGTTTGGTATCAGGACTGGATGGTTGTCAACGCCGGTTGATTTCCACACTCTCCATTCGGCGTTCGCTGTTCGGTACATGCACAGGAACGCTAGGAAATACCAGTTGTTGATTGCAATCCCAGCACCGCTCGTTGTCCAAACGCCGGGAGTTGTGGCGTTGCCGGTCACAAGTTGGATTTCACTGGTTGTCGCTGCAACCCGTGCTGTCTGCAAGTTGCCGAACGAAAAATAGCTACGCTGACTGGTCAGTGTAGTCGGACGCCACCATCCGCACACCAGAAACGCCGACAGGTTGGTACCGACGCTTATTTGCGTGGACCAATTCATGTCGCTGGTCGCGGCAGCGCCAAACGTGTAGCTCATCTCTAGTTGCGCTCAACGTACACTGTAAGGTTTGTTGTCAGGTCGGCAGCCATCGTGAAAGCCGTCCGAACAATGACGGCGGCATAGAGCGAAGTGCTGCCCGAACAAAAATATGGAACTGCCAAGTTGACGGCCTGAGCGATTCTGTTCGCTCCAAGATCGTATGCGCCCGCTAACGAAACAACGCCGATGACTTTGGTAATGTCGGCGTCGGCAATCGTGAAAGCCGCGTTGTGTGCTGCAAGGGTTACGGACTGGTCGAAGAAAACCACATCCACTCCCCCGATGGTGTCGGAGAAAGACTGAAGCGCAACCCCGACGATCATCCCTGTGCCACCCGAAACGCGGACTGCGTTCGTCAGGTTGATGATGGTTCCGAACTGTACGCCAGCGGCCATTGCGACTGCGGTTAATCCAGACACAGCCACCGAAATGCGCTGCACATCCCGGCGTCCGATAGTGTGCAGATCGCCTGTGCTGCTGACGCTAATAGCGCTGTAATCCCCGTCCGTTGTGGAGCCCGAAATGTGGTTCCGAACACCAAGCATCAGAACGCCAGTATCTCCGTCAACGTGCGGCTGGTCCTCCTGTTTCCCGAGGTGCGTGGGACCCACGCCCGGCACGACCCGAGACACATCCACCTCAAGTCCGAACGTGGCGTCAACCAGTGCGACGCTGCCGGCTGTCGTCGGATCACCGATGCAGATGACTTGCCGGTGCTCATCCGTGCCAGCGCCGACCGTGCGTGTATCAATCTTGGTGCCGGTGCCTGCGGTGATTGCGATGTCAGCGTCTGCCATGGCTCAGCTCAGGCAAACGTCAGCGTTAGAGCGGCAGCGGCAAAGCTCGGGGCTGCGTCGCCGTTGTTAATCGTCTTCGACGTGGTCAGCGCGCCGTGGTAAAGCATGTTGCCGGCGGTGCTGGCATCCCAGACGCTCCAATGCGTGACGGTGCCCCAGCTCGCGGTCGGAGCGGGGAATGTGATGACGCCGTTGTTGCTTGTCGCGCCGCCGGTGCCGCTGGATGCCACCGTGCTTGCAGTCGACTGCGTGCCGGCAAAGTTCGCCAGGCTGGCGGTGACTGCGACGCGCGCATAGCTACCGCCAGTTACCTCGGTTCCGCCACCCGCATCCGTCGTTGCGCTGGTGTGGAGGCCGAAGTACAGCGTGACCGGAGCGGTGAAAGCCTGGCCTCGCAGGGTGAGGTCTACGAGTTTGTTTTCGAGGTAATCGGACATTGCAGCCATGGTTCAGCTCCGCTCTAGTTCGTCGATCCGACGATGTGCTCGTGAGATGGTTTCTTCGTGGCGGTCGATGTGCGACCGCAGGTAGTCGATATGCACTATCAGCGCGGCAATGGTGCGCTGCGAGCTGATGTTGCCGGCAATGGCACCCGTCACGATGGAGACGAGGATCGCCATCACGACGGATCCCACTATCGCGTTCACTTCCATCACTACCGCACCGGCTGGCTTGTAAGGCAACGCAGCGCAGCGTTCAGCGCGGCGATCAGGATCAGGCCCGGCCCCGTGGCAGCCGCTGGAATGGCTTCCGGTGCGGCTGTGAGCGCTGCGCCGACGGCTGCGGTTGCAATCGCCGCCCAGATGGTGCGCGAGCGGCGGATCTTTTTCGGAGCGATTGATTCAGCCATCTTCAGGCCTCACAGCTAAAACGGTGGAAACAAAAAACGGCCCCCAATCGGCGAGGCATTCGGAGCACTCGGCGAAGACCTGGTTGCCAATCACACTAATGCGGAAGTGCCAGCTCTGATCGCCGCAATTGCAGCGCAGCTTGGTGACTTCAGCTTCGGCGCTGCGGCGGGTTTGTTTGATCGGCTTGAGGTTCATTTCGCACCTGCCGGATGTCGCAGCGGTGGCGTTCAACTTCGCCGTGTTCGGCGTCGAGCACGATCACGTACATGTCACGGCCGGCGCGGTAGCCCTGAGCGCTATGCCAGGCATCTTTCGCAGCCAGCGTGCGGAAACTTTCCACGACAACGCCACGCAGCTCGGTCTTGCTGGTGTGGTGGATGTGGCCCGTATACCAGTAACGGTGCGCCGCCCTCCCCCACGCTTCAGGCCGATCTGCAGCCATCAGCTCACCGAGCGCCGTGAGCTTCACGGTGTCGCCGTGCGTGATGCCGATGAGGTTCCGGCCGAACTCGATGTAGTGAAACTTGCTTGCGGTCGGATGCACTAGGACGCGCGGTTCAGCGTGAAACCACGCCTCGAGGAACGCCGCCAGCATGACGCTCGAGTGGTCGTCGTGGTTGCCGATCGCATTCACCACTTCCACCGACTGGTGCTTGCGCAGAGCCAGAGTAATCAACTCGACCATTAGCTGGCAGCCGAGCTTCAGAACCCGAGGCCACCTCGTGTCGACGTCCAGCTTGTTGCCGGACTTGGTGAGCTGGCTCAGGCTGTCGGCGTGGAAGAAGTCGCCGAGGTTCACGATCAGCGCACGCTCTGTGGGTGGCGCAACTTCCATCAATCGAGCAGCGGCCGCCATCAAGTCTTGGCGTGCAATCTCAACGTCGAAATTCTCTCCCGCTTCGGCGTGGTGCGCATACATCCCAATGTGCGGGTCACCTAGTGGCACAACGGTAAGCAGGTTTGAGACGTTGCGTGCCGGCGGCTTGATCGGCTTCGCGGATCCCCGAAAGTCGGAGACGAAATCCTCGATGGCCTCGCGCATCGCCTGCGCTGCTTCCTCCTCGCGCAGGCGGGACTTTACCCACTGCGCCGCGATCTGGCCCTCGGCGTTGTAGAGCGTCGAGACACCCGAAACGGCAAACGGCGTAGGCACTGGATGCGTCATGCCGTGCGCTGGGCTTAGACCCCCGATGGCTGCGCGATCACGCAGTCGCGCCGCCATGATCTGAAGCGTGCGGCGGTTTATGCCGAGCAGCTTAGATGCTTTGTCGACGCCAAGATCAGCGCACGCCTGCATGTTTCTGCGTGACGCCTCGGTGTCGCACACTGTCAGGATGGCCTGCCAGTCGAAAAGCGGCATCAGTCGCGCGGCCAGAGGCCGGTCTGCATCATGCCGGCCAGCCGCCTGGCGCGCGTTGGCACTTGCCGGCGCCAGGCGCTGTCGATCATCTCGTCGCTGGCCCGGTCGTACTGGCGAGCAGCAAGCGCGGCCCTAAACCGCAGGAACTTGCTCAACCCAACCCAGCCCAAATTCACGACCATGTCTTGCAACACTGCCCTGCGCACGTCATCGAGGCCAGCCCAGTACGGCTCGGCGGCGAGCTGCACGGTGGCTTTGTCGATGTCACGGCGCAGCAGCCACTCGGCCTCGGCTTCGCTGATGCCGACGTCATCGAGGTTTCGGCCGTAGCCGATGGTTTGCTTGCCGGCCGAGCAGAGGTACGGCTTACGCCTGAACCCCTCGTGGCGCTTCACCAGCTCCAGAACATCCATGCGCGGCACCCGAAAAAAAGCCCGCGTGATGCGGGCCAAAGGAGCGTGAGCAGTTGAAAGACGCAATCTCTCACGCCCATGTCAACACCCACCGAGCAGTTTGGGGAGCCCCAAAGTTCATATATTTTCGAGCGTCGATTGCCAGGCTTCGTGCGCGCGGCAGAACGCGTCAAGTGCGGCTTTCCGTGCGCGCTTGCCGACAGGCTGGCCATCGACGAAATGGCGCTTTAGTGCCTCGTGGTGGACGCGCTTGTTCACCATCAGGACCGACATGATCCAGCCAGTGTGATCGATGCGGACGTCTTTTTCGGTTTGTGTGTACGACTCGCGGTAGCCCGCCACGTGATCGGAAAACCCCGGCGCCGTGGCCGGATACCACATCCGCCGCACCTCGTTCAGCTCGGCAACGGCCCACTCGCTCACGAGAAACTGCGCCTCGTGATGGTTGATCGCCATCAGGTCTCGGCTCGCTGCAAAACGGCGCGGAGCATGGCAAGGCGTTTCTCTTCGCCTGGGATGTCTTCGGGATCAAGCGCTGGATTCCGCAGCCGCGCCTCGGTGGCCTCGATGCTGGCTCGGATGGTTGCCACGCGCGCTCGGTAGATCGACTCAACCCCCGTTCGCGGTGCGGCGTCGGTCTTGCGTGGCCGGTGGCGCCAGTTGTCCAGATCAACCCATCGCTTCACCATCGGGAGCCTCCAGCGAGAAGTAGGCGTTGATCGTCTGCTGCGCCGCGTCCAGGCTGAAGCACAACGCCGTCAGCCAGCCCTCGGATGCCAAGTGATCCAGCCAGTGCGTTTGCTCGTTCGTCACGCGGCCGCCAGGTGCTTTCAATTCGATTGCCAATCCGCTGAACTCGCCGCGGCGGATGTACCAGCAGAGATCGGGAAACCCGCGCCGCGTGCCGGCGGCTTTCAGCTTGGCGCCGGTGGCCGCGCTGCGCTGGCCGCCGTTTGGGCTGTGGTGCATCCAGTCGGCGTGGTTCGGGTAGTTGCGTCGCATCCACGCCATGAGCTGCCGCTGGATGTCGTCCTCGATGTGCTTCATCTGCGAAGCCGCTTCCAAACGCCGAGGCGGTCTTTGCGCATGCCGGCTGCCACCAGCTCGTCAGGCGTCATGCAGCGGCGCGGCACGAAGCCCCGGTGCTCGGCGTTAGCCATTGAGGTCGAGAACACCTGGTGGCAGATCTGGCAGATGTGCGGCGGTTGTGGCGTCATCAGAACCCCGCGATCATCGTCATCTGCTCGGGACTGAGAACTGCGCCAAACCGCGCCAGATAAGCGTCCACCACCCGATCAAACAACGCGCGAAACTCGGCCTCGTCGGTGAGTTCGTCCCACGCAATCGACTTCGGCCAGTAGTGCGTATCGCCGTGCTTGTCGATCACTAAGTCGAAGTGGCCGGCGGCGATCTCCAGCACTTTCCGCCAAATCTCGCTGTCGTCGTAGACGTCCTGCCAATCAAACGTCATCGCGCAGAACGCGAAAAAGCGGCGGTGGTTTCTGGCGCTGCGGCCGCGCTTATGCTCCAGCAGGATTTCGTCGCCGAACCGGTACTGCGCCACCACGCGGAGCGCTTCGTCGCTCGCTGGACGTAGGCCGTCGTGGGTCTTCACGAAGATCGCTTTCACGGCGTGCAGCTCGCAGGCCGAACCACAGCACCACGTGCGCCTGCACCAACTGGCGCCACTCGGCCGGCACCTCGAGCAGCGCGGCGGCACGCTGCTCTCGGCTCTCGAGCTGCAAGATCTCGGCTGCGTACTGGCGTGGCCATTTCAACCAACCTTTTTCCCGGTTATTGCGTGCATATGATTTCTCCATACCTGATCACCAGCGCTCGTTTTCCTTGGCGCTCCGTTTTTCAGCTCCTGTCGACGCCTTCCTTTTTGCTTTTTTATTGCCCACGCGCGCAGCTTTTTTTTAACCCACGAAACAAGCACTTTGGTAGGTGGCGCTTTTTCACGATCAAGCAAAACATCCGGATACACCCCAAACAGCTCGTAAAAACTGTTTTTTACCCATCCATCGGAATATGTTTTCTCT